TGCAATTAGCATGACAATAGCAATTTCGTATATAGTTCAAAATACTAATAGCGAATATGAAGAAGCGGGTCTAGACACACTGGACCCGCTTACTACTCTAGAAGGTATTTACGGTAATAGAGATTGGTCTTTCGAGTTAGCATTTTCAGGAACTGATAGCACTCAAGGAGACCCAATCTCTGTTACTAGTATTGTTGCGACTACACCAACTTACGTAATAAAATCTAATGTTGCGAATAACGTAATTTCGATGTCAAAAAATCCAAATGAATTGATATTTCTAGGTGAAGGTTATAGATTCGTAACATTTGGTTCTACAGAACAGACAACTTATACAGATTTATCAGAGCTTCCAGAAGGATTAAATATTGTAGGATGGGATACACCACCTATAAAACGGTTGACAGCAAATTACACATTTGATATAATGTATAGTATACCGAATCAATCTTTGTTGGGTCAAACTGCAACTGTAACATTAGCTCAAGATTTCTTTTGGGATTTTGTATCAGGCGCAGCAAAATTACAACAACAAGTAGCAAATAGCGAGTACTAAAATGCCAGCAGCAGCAAGATTAACAGATTTAATTGCAACCGGTCATCTATGTGATGCAACAGCGCCTATTCTAGGCGCTTTGCAATCTAAAGTTGCAATAGATGGTTTGTTAGCTGCAGTTACAGGTGATTTAGTAGTACCGCATTTTATAAAAGCTGGTAAAGCATGTGTTATACATCCAGCAACAGTAACTGCTACTAGCTCAAGAGTTTTTATCGGTGTCCTGAATGTAGCTAGAATTGGCGATCCAGCAGACCTTGGTGTTATTATTACAGGATCGCCTAAAGTTTTTATTGGTAGTTAAATTAAAATTATATTATGTTTACACACGTTGATCACGGGATTGTACTCCCAACTCTTACACGGCAGACGACCGAGTCTGGCCGCAAATACTTTACACCCGACGGCAATGCTTACCCGTCTATCACCACAGTTCTTTCTATTCTTGGCAAAGAAGAAATTATTGCATGGCGCAAACGAGTAGGTGAAGAAGAAGCAAATAAAATTTCGCGCCAAGCTTCTACTCGCGGTACAGCAGTTCACAAACTTGCAGAAGACTATGTAGATAATAAACCAGATTGGAAAGGCAAACATATGCCTTCTAATATTGCTACATTTAATACTCTTAGACCAGTCTTAGATGCAAGACTAAATAATGTCTGGATGCAAGAAGTTTTTCTTTATAGTGATAAACTAAAAACTGCAGGTCAAGTTGACTGTATTGGCGAATGGGATGGTGTTCTTTCTATCATCGATTTTAAAACATCTAAGCGAGTAAAAAAAGAAGAAGATATCACAAACTACTTCATACAAATGTGTTTCTATGCAGCAGCTTTCTTAGAAAGAACTGGTATAGCTATTAAGCAAGCCGTGGTAGTAATGGCTGTAGATGACAACGAACCACTGATCTTCAAAGTTAATACTTTTGATTACTTAGACCATTTCATTTCAGTTCGTAAAAAGTACAAAGAAATGTACGAAATCGCAAAATAACTGTTGACATTTGTTCTGAAATGATGTATAATATATCTATATCAACAGGAATACATTATGAACATGCAGTTTCTACGCAAACTAGCTTCTGACGAACTCACAGATACGCTATTTTTTGCTACGGGTACTCGCCCAACAAAGACAAAAACGCCTGAAAAATGGTCCCTTCAAGCAGGACAATTTGAAATCGATATTGTTAACAATCGTAATATAAAAGTTAACGGCGACAGATGCAAATCTGTTCCAGAAGCTAAATTTGTTATACAAGAAATGATACAAAACGCTGAATTTGTGTTATAATATATCTATATCAACAAGGATTACATCATGAAATTTGTTAAAGAACTCTTTCAAGCCGCCATCGCAGCATTGCTTTTCGGTGGTCCAATGTTTGCATACTTTCTTTTCGTAATGAAGCCATGAACAAAGATAAAATCAAAGAACTAATGAAGCACGCTGGCACAGATACCAGCGGCAAATGGATGGGCGTTGATCACGTCGAGAAACTTCTCGAAGCGATTACTCTCGAATTCATCGATATTCTTCAAACTGAAATAGATCTTGTTAAAGGATATCAGTCGACAGCTTGCAATAACTTTGATTTCAGTTGGCATCAAGGTAAGATCGATCACTTTGAAAAATTGATTGATAAAAGCAAAGATCATTTTGGAGTTGACAAATGAGTAACCTTACTATTCCACATGAAGTTGCAGATGGTATTGCAGTAGCTTGCATGCAAGATCAACTAAAATATTTAATCGAAGAAACTCGTGCACACGTTGAAGATGGAGCATGGTTGCATCCAGAGGATTATTACAACAATACAGTTAAGTATATCCCTGCACTGAAATTGCTGATTGCTTATTTTGGAGGCACTGTAGATGATTGAGTTGCTCGCATTAATTTGTCTTGTTGGACCAACAATAATTGTACATTATTTGGGAAAATAATATGAACGAACAAATTCAAGAACTTTCGGACATTGCTTATAAAAATCATTTGGCAAGGAATCCGAATTCTTCTTTTGGTCGCCGATCAGATTATGATAAAGAATTCGCCGAGTTGATTGTTAGAGAATGTGCTAATGTTGTAAACGACAATTATTCTCATGGTAGTTCAGTCGTTTACAAGATATTATTTGAACATTTCGGAGTTAAAGAATGACCAAAATCACAGCACATGAAGCCCGTGAACTTGCAGGACCCACAGTTGAAGAACGTGTGGTGGCAGTGTATCCACTAATTCGTGAAGCCGCAGAAAAAAAGCAACGCCGAGTCGTACTGCACGACTGGTGGGCGCATCAAGGTTATGCTGGTAGCAAAGACTACAAACAAGCCCGCATGATTCTTGAAGGTGAAGGTTACACTGTTCGTTTCTTTTACGAAGAACGACAATTTGTGGACATGTACACAATCGTGGAGTGGTGAAATGAACGAACGAATTAAAGAACTTGCCGAACAGGCTACTATTGATATTAAAGATCAATATGGTTATTGGATTGGTAGCGAATTAGATATGGAAAAGTTCGCCGAGTTGATTGTGGCAGAATGTACCGCGGCTTTATTTGATGAATCGGAAAGATTGTCTGGATTGTATTCGGACGAAGACAATTGGGACTCGGCTGAGGAATATGAAATTCGTTCAAATCAATGTATTGATGACATATCCTTGATTGAAAAACATTTCGGAGTCCAAGAATGAACGAACGAATTAAAGAACTGATCGAACAGGCTACTACCTTTGAGGAGATATGGGGTAGAGGGTTCGACACTACACAATATACTGAGCACTTCAGTAAAGAAAAGTTCGCCGAGCTGGTTATTGACGAATGCTGTCTCAAGCTATTAGATATGGACCAAAAGGTTAATGGAAATCATAACTATTATAAGCATGCAGCAATTGAAATTAAACGGAGTTTTAAATGAATATCGAACGAGTGTTTGTATTTAAGCAAAAAGTATCAGACTCAACGCGTCCTTTACTTTATGCATTCAGAGAATCTGAAATCAAGACTATCGAAAGCCAATGGGGAAGCCAAAACTGTTATCTTGTTATCAATGGCATAAATGTAGAAGGAAGTTTTGATAACTTTATTTCTGCACTAGGAACACGAGTAGATATACCATGAAAAGTGCTATAATGTATATTGTTTCAATTGTAGTTGTTCTAGCAGCATTTCTTTTGATAGTCGATTATTCTAGCGCAATTCCAGATGTGCTGTTTAGTCACTCAACAGGAGAATGTGTTGGAGTACAAAACTATATGGCAATCTTATTTGAAAATCCTGTTTACAGTTGCGAAAACCTACCAACTAAATATAATCATATCTGGGTAAAATAATGAATTTATTTGTTCTTTCTAAATGTCCGACAGAAGCAGCTCAAATGATGTGCGACAAGCACATTCCAAAAATGATTGTAGAAGCTGCTCAAATGCTTTCTACGGCTCATCGCATGCTAGACGGCCGTCTTGAAAGAAAGCCGTCTAAATCTAGCAAGCGAACAGTGAATGGATACGTGCATCTGAATCCAACACTAGACAGCGTGCTGTATAATGCTGTGCATCACGCACATCCTTGTACTGTCTGGACTATGGAGACAAAAGCTAATTACGAGTGGCACTACAAGCACTTCGTAGCTCTCTGTGCTGAGTTTGAATTCAGATATGGTAAACAACACCTTACTGCACAGAAGCTCACAGAAGTCCTCAGAACACCTCCAATAAATATACCTGATACCACATTAACCGCGTTTCCACAAGCGATGAAGCATTATCCAGAATGCATGGTAGAAGGCGATTCAGTACAAGCATATCGTAACTATTATCATGTTGCTAAGTCTTTTGCAAAATGGGCTAAAGGCAGGCAAGCTCCAAGCTGGTGGGAAGGATACAAAGGAATAGCTGCGTGATTACAGAAGTTTGGTTACTTATTACGGCAATTGTTTATACATTTGTCGGCATGTCTTTTAGACCATCTCAGAAAGATATGGCAATTACTATTATTGAAACTACTGTCGATAGATTGATAGCCGATGGATATATTAAAACTCGTAAAGACGAAAATGGTCAACTTGAGTTAATGAAGTATAACGAAGAATGATATATGAAATATATTATCATACATCCTACTGAAGGAATATTTCTTGGTACTACAAAAAATCATGGACTTAGCGTTGACGGCGAAATTCAAAGTCCAAGAATACTTGCGCTTTTTTCATCTAATAATATATTCGATATTGTTAAAGCCGTTGGCTTTTTTACAGAGAAAGACGCTCTAGAATACAGAAAATTGTATATTGGAAAGAGGTTTCCAGAATCTTTTGTTGCTAGCGTTCAAGATGAAAACAATAACGATCCATACGTAGATGTTGTTGATATTGTTAAATCTGGCTATGGAGAATATGCTTGGGGTATGATTGATGCTCTACCAACTCCAAGTGATACCATACATTAAACTGTAAATTATTGTTTACAGATTAGGTGTAAACGATCGTTTACACTAAAAAATGAGCATATTTTTGCAAAAAGTGTATCTTTTTTGACACACTTTAGCTAAAACAGTTGACACTTGTTCTGAATTGATGTATAATTAATACATGAACGGAACAAACAATACTACCAAACGTAAGCGTAGAACAGATCGCAACCATGCAATTTACGAATTGTTTTGCGAAGCAACTGGCGAAAGCTACATTGGAGTTACTGTTTGTTCTGGTTCTGCATTGAATTCTGTACGTAAACGGTTTAACTCTCACGTTAGCCGTGCTAATACAGACACTTGGAAATGGAACTTGTGCGAAGCACTTCGTACACATGGATGTGAAAAGTTTACTCCTTACTTGCTAGAAGTTGTACGTGGCAAAACGTCTGCTCATGCTAGAGAACGTGAACTGATTGCAACTATGAAACCTGCTTTGAATTCTCTTTAAAAAAGAGTTGACATTTGTTCTGAAATGATGTATAATTAATCATAGATTGAAAAAAGGAACTAAAATGGGTACTCGTTCATTGATTGGTATTTACGACGCAGAAGATGGTTCAGTTACTGCTTCTTATTGCCATTATGATGGTTATCTCGATGGTGTTGGTGCTACTTTAGTTAAGTCGCACAATAACACTTGGAATGCAGCTAACATAGCTACTGGTGGATACATTTCATGTCTCGGTGCAGATTACGAAGAATCGAAGCAAAAATCTGCTAATTCTGATGAAGCTGTGAATTACGCTAGCGTTATCGAATACATGAAAGCTGGATTTGATGATTACGGTGTAGACTATCTTTACCTTTTCGATGGCGAAGCTTGGTTCTTCTGCAAAAACAAAAATGTTGGATTCGAAGAAGTTGCAATTAATTTAGAAAATGTTCAACAAACAGTTGACATTTGATCTGAAATGATGTATAATTAATCATACAACGAAACAAAGGATATAAAATGAGTGCATTGACAACTTACGTAGATCGCAAAAACGCTTGGGCTAAAATCTTCAAAGGAAAGCAATTGAGTTTGCAAAATTCTGAAGATCGCAAAAGTATTGCAAGAAGCATCGATTCGGATCTCAGTCCAGAAAATCTTACTTGTGATGGCGAATTAAGCCGCAGCCAAGTGCAAACTCGCTACAAAGCGTTGACTGCTGCAGCAAAAGAGTTGGCTCGGTTGGACCCTGTTGCTGCCAAAGAAATGTACGAATTTTCTGCAGACTAAAAAACAGTTGACATTCGTTCTTAAATGATGTATAATTAATCATACAACAAAACAAAGGATCAGAAATGATTAAATGTGAAACTCCAGATTACGCTATGTATACAGACTTCGGTAACGATGCTGTAGATGCCATTGTTCGCGGTGCTAAAACGCTTAAGCTAACATGGCCACAAGTTCTGCAAGAACTTAGCGATCTTGCTAAGCGCTTTCCAGAAGACTTCGGCGAAGCTACTGACACTGCAGTTCGCGAATGTGTCTACACTGCTCTCGAATTTGACACAGACTTTTACGTCTAAAACAGTTGACATTCGTTCTCAAACGATGTATAATTAATTTTTAAACCACAGGACTTATATTATGGCTCACGAACTTGAATTTGTAAATGGCGTTGCTCAAATGGCTTACCGCGAATCTAAAGGTAAACCTTGGCACGGTCTCGGTACTCCTGTTAACGATGAAATGACTCCACCAGAGATGATGAAAGCTGCTGGATTGGATTGGGATGTTGAGAAAGTTGATACCTTTATTCGCTATAAGGGTGACACTATTAAGACCGGCCAGCAAGCTCTGGTGCGTTCTAATGATGGTAAAATTCTTACGCAAGTTGGACCTGGTTGGAATCCAGTGCAAAACGCAGAAGCTTTTGACTTCTTTACAGACTTCGTAAGCGCTGGCGACATGATCATGGATACAGCTGGCTCCTTGAAAGATGGACAGATTGTCTGGGCTCTTGCAGACGTTCGTGATGGCTTCTCTCTGTTTGGCGGTGACGAAGTTAAAGGTTACTTGCTGTTCTCTAACCCACATCAATACGGTAAAGCAATCGACATTAAGTTCGTAATGGAACGAGTTGTTTGCAATAACACATTGGCTGTTGCTCTTAACGAAAAAGGTCAACCTTCTTTGCGAGTTAACCACCGTTCAAAGTTTGATGCAAATAAAGTTAAAGAAATTCTTGGCTTGTCACACAACAAAGTTGAGAAGTTCAAAGAAGCTGCAGAATTCCTTGGCTCTAAGCGATACGACCGTGCTCAGCTTGAGCGCTTCTTCGGTAAAGTGTTCGGCGAATCTACTCGCGAAAACAAAGTACTGTCTCGTACTGCAGAACAGGCTATGGAATACGTAGAAAATCAGCCAGGCGATAACTTCCGCCCAGGTACATGGTGGAATGCTTACAATGCAGTCACCTTTATGGCTGATCACAAGTTGGGTCGTAGTGCAGATACGCGTATGACTTCTGCTTGGTTTGGTACCAATGCAAAACGTAAAGTTGAAGCGTTGGATATGGCCATCGAAATGGCGGAGGCGGCGTAAGCCGTCTTTTTAAGGGAAAATAAAACATGAAGATTCTTATCTTTGGATTGCCAGGTAGTGGAAAAACTACTTTGGCAAAACCATTGGCTGAACTTCTCGGCGGGATTCATATCAATGCCGATGAAGTACGCACACATTATAATGATTGGGACTTTACACCAGAAGGTCGTATGCGTCAAGCAATGCGAATGAAATACTTAAGTGATGGTGTTGTAAAAGCTGGAAAGATCGTAGTCACGGATTTTGTAGCTCCTACTAAACAAGCTCGTGATGAGTTTGGAGCTGACTACACAATCTGGATGAATACAATTGATGCAGGTCGATTCGAAGATACGAATAAAATGTTTGTTAAACCAGACCCAGCAGACGTTGATTATGAAGTATCTGCATGGTTTGATGATACCCACGTGCAATTGCTAAAAGTTCTTTCATCATTTATGAAGCGAAACGATAATGAGTGAAGTAACTAAAACACGGCACATTGTCAAAACTATCACTTGGCGAATTACAGGTTCATCAGCTACATTCTTAATTGCTTATTTGATGACAGGCAGTTTTGGCATTGCTGGTACTATCGGTGTTGCTCAAGTTGTTGTTAACACAGTACTATATTACATTCATGAACGAGTATGGTACAATTATATTAAAATTGGATTGAAAGGTAAAGAAGATGTACGATAAACCTATGTTTGATTATAAAAAGCCTACCACACAAATGTTGGGCAGGTGGCAACCTTGGCATGATGGACATACTGAGTTGTTTAAAAAGGCTCTTGCTGTAACAGGTCAAGTAGCTATTATGATTCGAGATGTTGGCGGTATTGTTGGACAAGATGCTGGTGCCGGCCGCACAGTAAAACAAGATGATAATCCTTTTAATGAAATCCAAGTAGTCGAGAACATTGAAGCCGGCCTTGCAAAAGAAGGTTTTAATAATGGCTTCGAATATATTATCCTTGTGGTACCAAACATTGTTGACATTAGTTATGGTCGTGGTGTAGGATATACATTTACACAACATGATCTTGGTGAAGCAATTCATAGTATTTCTGCTACTAAAATTCGGGCACAACTCCGTGAAGAAGGTAAACTGTAATGAAAATCGAAGTACAAGAACATACTTGCCAACTATTCAAACGCGATTCTAAAGGTAAAGTTCGCGAATGGGAAGCTATGTCTGGCACCGATGGCACTAACTGGTATTGGTGCACAGTCTCTGGTCTTGATGACGGTAAGAAAGTTCAATCAGGATGGAAGATTGTAGAGCAAAAGAACGTTGGTAAAGCTAACGAAACTTCTCTACAAAAACAAGCTCGTGCAGAAATGCAAGCTGAGTTTAGCAAGAAAAGAGAACGTGGTTACTTCGAATCGCTTTCAAATATTGATACATTTGAAAAGATTAAACCAATGCTTGCTATTAAGCACGAGGACGTTGATTACAACTTCGAAAAAGAAGTGTATTATTCTCAGCCAAAACTAGACGGCATTCGTTGTATTGCTCGTATCGATGGTTTGTGGTCTCGTGCTGGAAAAGAAATTGTAGCAGTTCCGCATATTGAAGAAGCACTTAAAGGATTCTTTGAAAAGTATCCAGATGCTATTCTCGATGGTGAACTATACAACCACGATCTTAAAGATGACTTCAATAAGATTACTTCTTTGGTTCGTAAAACTAAACCAACCGCAGAAGATATTGCAGAAGCAAAGCAATTGGTGCAATACCACACATATGACGTAGTAGAAGTGCCAGAAGAAGTCGAAGATGTACTCTTTATCGATCGATGGAAGTGGCTTCGCAGCCAGAAATTTAATACTTTTGTTAAGGTCGTAAACACTGACATTATTTCACATCGTGAAAAACTTGATGCCATTTATGGTGAATATCTGCAAGACGGATATGAAGGACAAATGATACGAAAGAATACAGTTTACGAGCAAAATAAACGCTCAAAATCACTCATTAAACGTAAAGAATTCCTTACAGATGAGTTCCCAGTAGTGGCTGTAGAAGAAGGTAAGGGTAACTGGTCTGGACACATTAAACGGTTCATTCTGGCCCTTCCTGGAGGCACCCAGTTTGGTGCTGGAGTACGCGGAACACAGGAGACTATGGCTACTATGTTTGAGAGTAAAGAAGTGCCTTCCTGGGCCACTCTGAGGTACTTCACACCAACACCAGATGGTATCCCACGGTTTCCAGTTGTAATTGACTGGGGTACAGGAAAACGTGAAGATTAACTGTTGACAATCGCTGAAAAACAGTGTATAATATATCTATGAACAACCTAAACGGAGAAAATTATGAGCGTTATTGATACTGAAACGTTGCCTACAGTAATTACTGAGGAACATCGAAAGAAAATCCAAGGAGCATTGTCTGAAATGTCTGCTTCTTATACACGAGCTGAAGCAGAAAAAGATCATCAAAAAGGTATTGCCGAGATGATTCTTACTGAGTGTATGGTACCTAAGAAAGATTTTGTTAGGCTTGCCAAGATTTACCATGCGTCTACTCTAGCACAAGAAGCTGCTAAGAGTGAAGAGTTCATGCAGTTTGCAGAAGCTGTATTGGCTCCAATGGATCGACGTATTAGCAATAGCTAATTAAATGCCCAAGGCAACAGCATACCCACCCGCTGTTGCCTTGTTTTGAAATGAGGGTGGAATTTTTAAAATGGAGTTTTTATGACTAAAAAAGAACGCTTGCTTTCTTTCTTGCAAAATGGTTCTGCAGCTACACCTAAACAAATCACAAGTATGTTTGGTATCGCTAATCCTTCTGCAACCGTATCTGAGTTGCGCAAAGAAGGTTTTGCAATTTATGCAAATACAACAAAACTACGCAATGGCACCACAGTGACTAAGTACAAAGTTGGTACTAACCTCACTAAAGGAATCGTTGCAGCTGCTGCCGCAGCCGGATATTTCGCAGCTTAATACTGACGAAAAAAAGGGAAGCTCGAAAGCTTCCCAATTATTTTAAGTGGGCCGGTTAATCCGGCCTTCTTATTGTGTGCTATCTTAGAACAAGTTAGCGATTGCAACTCTACGGTAGTACACGTTAGTACTTGTAACTAGTGAACCGTCGTTTGCAGTAGCTCCGCCGCGTGCAAATGGGTTAGCAACCATGCCGTAACGGGTTTTGAATCCGATTTTTGGCTGGAAGCTGTTCTCACCAACTGCACGAACCATTTGTAGCGGTACGTATGGGCAGTAGAAGAGACCTGCGTCGAATGCAGAAGATCCTTTGTAGCCAACTACTAGGTAGTTTGCGCCAGCATATGGATCGATGTACACTCTGTAGCGACCGTTTAGAACACCAGCAAATGTATTGCCTGTGTCATCAACAGCTAGTGCGTTGCCGTTTAGAGCTGGAGTGTAGTCAAGGATACCGGCCATTTGTAGAGCAGATGCAACATCTGAAGAACAAATAACGATATTGCCTTTACCACGACGAGTAGCTTTAGCGATTGCGTTGGCTTCTTGTTCGATTTGGAACATTAGACCCTTGAATTTCTCAACTGACCAACGACCGTTAGCGTCAACGTCAAGATCGAAAGTACCTGCAACTGCAGTACCTGCTGCGCCTGCTACGGCTGTAGAATAAACTGTACGAACTAATTCACGGTTGATTTCAACTAAGATTTCAGACTGTAGAATGTTCGCTAGTTCTGTTTCAGCATCTAGACCGTGAACGGCTTTAAGATCCTGTGCAAGCTCAGTAGTGTACTCAGCTTTTAGAGCTCTTGACTTAGCAGCAACAGTTACTTTCTCGATAGAGAAAGCCATTTCTGCAAAGTTAGTGCCGTTACCGTCGCCTAGGGCTTCAGCAGCTGCAGTAGCCATACCAGTACCAGTTGAGAACAACGATGTGTTAGCAACAGTACCTGGAATAGTACCAGTGTGTGTACCTGCACCAGAGAAACCGGTATTAGTTTCATTGAAGAAAGCTTCTGTACCGTTTGTTGCGTTTGTATACTTAGAACGCATTGCAAAGATCAAGCCTGTTGGGCCTGTCATTGGTTGAACGCCAGCAATATCATATGCCATTAGGTTAGGCATTGCACGACGTACTAGGGAAATAAGTACTGGATCGTAACCGGCTACTGGACCAGTAGCTGTAGAACCAGAACTATAACCGCCTGTACCGACAGCGTTAGTTGGAGTTTCAGAAAGCAAACCTGTCATGGAAGCAGAAATATCGCCTGATTCCATTAGAGCGCGCTCTGTGTTCTCTAGAATAGTAGCAGTTACGCTACGCTTGTGTTGATCAGCGATTGGTGCGAAAGAAGAGTGCTCAAGAATTGGGCCCCATTTTTCGACAAGTGCTTGATAGTTTGACTGTGCCATATTGTCTATCTCCTTAATTAAAGTTCTATCTGAATCTATTTATAAAAATTACTGTTTTGCTGACTGTTGTCTTGAGTTCAACGACGCAACAAGAGCGTTAATTGAAGAATAGTCAGAGACTGGTTTCTTAATTGCTGCTTCTTCTGTAATGATTTCTTGCTCAACATCGGAAACATCTTCTGCAATAACTTTCTTTGGTGTATTAAAGAAAGATTCTTTTAGAGTAGTAAGATCCGATTTGTATTCTTCGATATCATTAGTACCAAGCTTTTCAGAAAGTACTTTCAATCTTTCACGTTGAGTGATAGTAAGATCTTCAGTCATTTCGTCAAAAACTTTTCCGGCTTTGAGCGATGCTACTTGCTTTTGTAGTTCAACGTTTTCGTTGATTGCTTCATTAGCAGTAGTTTTAAGTTGCTCAACTTCTTCTTCAAGACCAGCAACTACGTCAACTGTTTCATCAGTAACGTCGATGTTGTGCTCTTCAAAGAGAGTCTTAAGACCCGTCATTAATGACTCAGCCATTTCAACCTTAATTCCGGCTTCGATAGCAAGTTCATTTTCTTTCATCCACTCTTCTACTACGTAGTCGAGATATGAGTCAAGATTTTCTACAATTTTTTCTACTGCTGAATCAACAGATTCTTTCATTTCTTTTTCAAGAATTTCTGTTTGTTCTGCAATAATTTCGTTAGCTTTTGCTGTAGCTGCTTCATTAACAGCTGCTTCAAATACTAATTTTACTTTAGATGTGAATTCTTCTGAAAGATCCATACCTTCGAAGATTGCTGCGATTGATTCCTCAATCTCAATTTCTTCGATAACTACTTCAGAGTCAGCGTCCGCTTCTTCTTTAACAGCCCCTGGTGCGCCAGGAACTTTGCCAGGTGTTGGATCAACAGACTTTTTAACATCCGCTTTTTTCTTAGCAATTGCTCCGCCTGCACCGGTTACAGGGTCTGCAATCGTTGAGACTCCGTTATCAGACGCAAGTTTTTCAACTAGTTCTTTTGTCATAAGTTTTACTCCTTTTAGGTTATATTCTATATGCTTAACTATTTATAATAAATTAATTTTTAAGCGATTTCACAAAGCGCTCGAACAAACGAGCCGCTGTGCTTTCGTCTACTCGACGAACTACTCTTTTAACTTCTTTTTCAATTTCTTCTTGAATTTCTTCAATTGCTTGTTCAACTGATACGTTTGTAGGTAACCAGTTTCCACGAGCAATATCGTAAAAATACTCGGTGTTTTCCATAATGCCATTTACGAAGCAATTTGGACCTGAAGGATCTGTTACAATATCAACTGTAGCTAAATGGAAATCTTTTTGGACTTCCATAATACCTTCTGCTGTCTGTTTTACAGAGCCTAGGCCTCGAGTTGATACACCAAACATAACACCTTCGTCCATTAATGTCTTAACGATATTACCCATTGGAGTGCCGAGAATTTTTGCTTTGCCAACAAAGTTAGATCCATCTCTCTTCATTTCTGTAATAAGATGAGATACTCTGTCGCCATTAATGGCTGGACCGTCAGGATGACCTAGTTCACCAAGAGCTCTCTTAGTGCTAATAAAGTCTTTCTGATATCTTTTCATTTCTTTTTCAAGAATTTCAGATGAATACATTCTACCATTACGGTTTTTGATATCACCTTGCATGAAGATGCCTTCAATGAAGTGAGACTTTTCGCCTGTTGCTTCATTTAGCTCTGTTTTAAAGCTGCATTCTTCTACAACTTCGGTTATTAGTTTCATTTAAGCACCTTTTGTTATTCTAATTTGTATTTATAATTACGTTTATTAGACTCTAGCGTCATAATAATTCTTGGATATTTCACCACGAACATATGTTTCGCCAGCTTTTCTGCATTTAACATACGTATATTGTGGGTTACCACCAGGTGGTGTAAACGTTCTAATTCCAGCTGCAGTAGTTCCATTAGCATCTACATATGTGTCAGCTGCAGTTGCAGCATCATCAAATTCCCATATGCCGTTAGATCCTGGAACTACTACCCAAGCCATATTACATTGCCTCTTTAGCAAATGCTAAAATTTCTGCAAATCCTGTTTTATCTTTCATTGCAGTTTCAGTCATTTTCTTTACGCTACCAGAAGACATACCGCCCATAAGTTTATTAAGAATGTCGGCATCTTCTTTTTTAAGAACCGATGATGAACCATCTTTAAACTTAACAATACCTTGTTGGAATGCTTCGTCTAACTCAACTTCTTCATGCATTACGTGTTGAACTTCGTAATCACCAGCCGCGTCAGAATCAGACCACTTATCGTAAGCAGCCATATTTCTAAATGTCTTAGTGAACGGTGTTGACTTCATACCCTTAACACCTTTAACAACAACCTTTTTCTTGTCATCCATGTCTTTTTCGTAAGCAGCTTCTTTTACCGGCTTTCTAGAATAGACAGTACCCGTAGAAACTTTCTTAGAATCAAAACCAGCCTTTTCACCAGCCTTTGTTGGGATCTGGCTCTTATAATTCTTTAAATCAAAAGGGCTTACTGGTTTTTCTGCTGCTTCTTTCTTTAAAGCGCCTCGTGCTTGAGCTGATGCTAACATAGCAATACGATCAGCAACACCTGCTATACCAGGTTTAATATCTTTTGCTGCTTTCTTTTCACCGGCAGTTGGATTGTTAATGTGCTTCATTGTAGTTTTAGCCTGATGACTTTGAGCTTCATCTACTTGTTCTACTTCTTCTTTTAAGCTACCAGCTAAAAGCTTTTTAGCCTTTTCATGATCTCTTTGACCAACAATAATATGATGTCCAGCGCCTGCACCTTGTTGTGCAAAAATACCAGCTTTTTTCAATTTACTGATATGCTTATCGTTATCGTCCATGTTATTAGCTGTTGTTTTAATAACAGCATCGCCACGGCCTTCATCTACTTGCTCAGCAGCTTCTTTGTTTAATAACTTAAAATCGTGCTTATCGATTTTACCGTTCTTATTTTTATCAATCTTGTGCTGATCGCCTTTAAGTTCTTCTTTAACACCTTTTTCATTTTTAGATGCCCAGATTGCTTTGCGTTGTGCATCAGAAGCAAAACCTTCATTCTTCTTAGCTCTAATCATAGCCAAGTCTTCACCATCAATCTTATTATTCTTATTATGGTCTATTTTCTTTTGCTTAGGAGAAAGTGCTTCATCCATATCATCAGCGTAACCCATGTTCATGTAGTCCATCTGATTTTGTCCTTGCATATACGAATACAAGGTTTTCATTTCTGAATGTGTAGCAGCTAATTTATTTTGGAACCACTCTTCTGGGTCGCTATTAAGCTTTAGCATACCAGAAATTTCTTCAGCAGCATAGCAAATAAATGCTAGTTGATTCATCATCATTGGAATTTCTTCTTGAGGCTGTTCTGTTAGATCTGTAGATTCTCTCATTAATGCACTATGCGCATCTTGCTTTTGCTTTAAAGATTTTTTAGCCATAGCTAATTTCATATTAGCTTCGTCATCTTTTGGTGCTAAAGGTTTTAATTTTTCGATTCGTTTTTCTAAATTTGAAATTTCTGTTTCAAGTTTAAAAGCAGCATCAGAGTTTTTAACCTTCATCTCTTCAAGATCAACAGATTCATATGCAAGATCGTAATTAGCATCGCCTTCTTGGTCTGCTTTATTCTTTGCTTTTGGCTTAGTGCCTTTAAACTGTGTCTCAGGAGCAACTGGGTGATTCTTCACCTCAACCTTGTGCTGAGCTTTAAAAGCTTTTTCTTCTGCTGGTTCTGGTTGCGCAACTTCTGCCATCATTGCTTTAAAGGACTTCATCGGGAATCTCCTGGGTTTAATTTGATTTGATTATATTTATCCATTTATAATCTTTGTATTTTTTCGGGTAGTACTACTTTGTAATTGCGCTGGCGGAATTGCTGATGGTGCAGCAACTGGGGCTGATGCTTGTGGTGGAGCAGCATCAGCTTCTTCTTCGTCAGGATCTTCTATTGGGCCTTCTTTGGCCATCTCTTTATCCATATCTTTTACTTCTTCATCTGACATGCGAAGAACATTTTTACGAATCCATGCTTTAGAATAATATGTGCCAATATGATCTTGAACTTGCTGAAGAGTAGAAAGTCTCTCTCGCATAATTTCTGCTTCTTTTAATTCTTCAAAATAGTTATCTTTAATGAAGTCAAAGCGTAAATCATTTTTAATCTCAGCAAATTCTTCAGGTGTCATTATACCTTTAAGAATAACTTGCTTTTCTAATAGTTGGTTAAAAATAGATGCAAATCGTGTTCTTAAACGCTTAATAAACTTACCGAATTTTAATTCGTCTCGAGTGATTTCTGAAACACGACCAAACGAATACATTGTTTCTGGTTCTAAACGAGATAAAGGAACTTTAAGTGATTTGTAAAGTTTTCGTTGGAAGTATTGCATGTTACTGTCATCAGTTAAACCTGCTGCACTACCACCTGCTAGAGTATCAACTTCTGTAGTTCTTTCCCCGCCTCTACGTGGGAACCAAAAGTCTTCTGTCATTGTCATCATTTTACGAGCATCAGATATTTCGCCAGTTGCAGAATTATATTGCAACTTATTCTTGTGGCGAGTCATCATGTCTCTTAGATACTGCTCAGCTTTCGACTTAGGAAGATTACCAACGTCAATATAGAAAATTCTTCTTTCAGGAGCTCGTGTAAGAGTATAAATGATTGTAGCATCTTCAAGCATCCTTAACTGGTTGATTGGCTTAATAGCTGGATGCAAATGAGAAAGAACAAGTGAGTTGTTTTCGCTCATAATACCTGATGTTACACGAGCAATAGAGTCTTTTGCAATCCTATATCCTTGAACACCTTGCGATACGCTAGTTGAATTATCTGTGCCAAAACCGTTTTCTGAATACATGTAGTATTCGTTTTTGATTTTTTTAATTGGCATGCCAGAATGTGGATCTTTTTCTCTCTTATCCATTTCACGAATAAGTTTGATTTTACGAGGATCTACATATCTTAGTTCTTGAATACCATCTTTGATATTGTCATTATCAATAATAACATGATAGTTTAATCTACCATCAACATAAAATTTACTAAAAATATCGTAAGCTGCATTAGAAAAATCCATTAAAGAAAGTACTTCTTGAAATTCTTCGGTAAGCTTATCTTTAACTTTGTCTGGTAAATCTACATCATCTAAAACCAATTCAACAACGTCTTCATCTAAGTCTACGCTAATTGCTTCGTTTACAATTTCGTCTACAGCTTGGTTAATTTCAGGCTGCATCGCTAAACCGCGATATTTGGTTACTAATTCAGATTCTGTTTTAGCAGTACCTTCCATATCAAGAATGGTACTATAAAACCCGCCCATAGCAGTGCCAACGGTAATAGCACCGTCGTCATTTTGGGGCTCGGCAAAAGAAACCGGCGCTGTGCCGGTGTCTTCGTCGTCTTCTCTTTTTATTTCAAAGCCAAATATCTTCACTTTATTTCCTCATATTATATAATTACGTAGTTGGAATGCCGGTAGCGCCTTCAACTTTCCATAAATCGTACTGGAATGTAATATTAAATTCTTCAATTGCGTCTGTTTGAGACCAATCCAATTGAATACCATCAACAGAAATTGGGAACATACCTTCGAAAACGTATGTACGCAGTGGTGAACCATCTTTACTATATTGAGTAACTTGTCCGGTAGACTTGTACTGTTGAGGTAAACCTCTTGAGTTAGAGTCATGTGAGTTGATGAAGTTCATCCACTCTTCCATAGAGTTGCGAATAGCAAAATCTTCGTCGTTGATAACGGTTACTGTCCAATCTGCAAATGTTCTATCACCAGCATACTTGACCTGGCGCCCAAAATAAGGCACCACGTATTGACCAAGTGTTGACTCTGGAATGCCAGCTGCTCTAATCATAAATGGAATTTTGATATCAGCAGCTGGATTAACAGGGTTAGTGATTTGACATTGGAAGAGTGTAGGACGTGCACCGCCACCTACAAGTTCTGACTTGAACTGGTTGATGTTAAATGCCATATGTCTATCTCCTATTTAAATCTATTTATTAAGTAAGTTGGCCAACAATTTCATCAAATTCTACACCTGTTCTAGTTGCTACGAATGTAAGTTCGATAACATTAATAGAACGAGCAGGTTTGATAAAGATGCTTGCGCGGAACTTGTTTTGGTCGATGATTTCTGGTGTATTAACAGAAGCGTCAGAAACGACTCTAAAGTCAATAATACCACGACGACCTTGAATATCGCGAAGGAACGGATCTACAATATTCTTGAATTGCGTCTGAGAAAATTCATCATTAAATTCAAATAAGAAACTTTCAGCTGCTGTAGCAATTGATTTTTCAACCGCAATAAACAGTCTACGAACATTAATGCGATCAAATGCGCTTGCAAGACCAAGCATTGTTTTATCGCCAAATAGAACAATACCACGGCCAGTTTGTGACATAACTGGGTTAACGTCTGCGCTGTATAGTACATCTCTTTGTGGCTTGCTTGGATTAAAAGCTAGCTTAACAATGTTTTTGATGATACCTTTTCTATAGCCAGCTGGTGATTCCCAAGCTTCAACTCTTGAAGAAAGACCTGCCATATCGCCGTTTAGAGGAGTCCAACGATACTTATCATTGTATTTGTCATAACGGTACTTATAACCGCTATCCATAAATGCATATGATGAGTTCTGGATCTTGTTGCGATATGCAATAGCGTTATCCATCTTAGTATTAGTCTTAAGCTCGTCAACAACAGCTTCTTTAGAAGGTGATAAGAAAGCTACGCAATCTCTTCTGTAGTCTACAACGTTTGAAACAATGTAGTTTGCTCTAACACCAGCATCATCGCCTTTACCTTGAAGAACAAAAGAAATATCAATTTCGTTTGTATTCTTTAAAGTATCCCAAGCGAATGCTAAAGAGCTTAGAGTTGCATTACTTTCTGTTGATGTGTCTGTTCCGCCGTCCATTCTTTCATACACGTTTTCTTGCGAAGTTGCTGCCCCAATTACTGTAGTATTAGCAACTTTAATCCATGAAGACATGTTGTCAATAACTGTTGCGTAGTAATTAGTTGCGCCTTGCGGAGTTGTTGCATTATTAGCAGTAGATAAGTTTTCAAATCTTTCAAGCACAGCGTTTGGAGTACCACTAATTAAACCGTCTTTATCGATAACAGCTACGTGTACATAATTTGTGTTTGGTGCTTTACCAAATACTGAACCATATTGCCATTTTTTAACAACAGATAAATTGTTTAGATTAGATTCTGCTAACGTATATCTGCTGCTAAACGAAATAGATTGTGTAAAACCAACCGTAGCAGTTATTGCAGTATTACCAGTACCAAAAGTTTGTTGAATGTTAGTAACAGACGCTGCTGTAACAACCAATTCTTGGAAGCCAACACTTGAGTTGCCAACAACCATAACGTCACCGGCAGTGATAGTCGGAATACTAACGTTGTTTGCAACTTCAAAAGAAACCGTATTAGCATTAAATGCTATAGTTTGAGTAACTGATGTGTTTGCAATAGCGTTAGGTGGAATAGTACCGACTGCAGCAATTTCTTTAGAAAAAGCGTCTTTTGTAGACCAAGCAACTTCAATAGAGTTACCTAATGCGCCTGGATATTTTGCATCAAAAGCACCATAAACACTACTTCCCGGAATAACTTCATTATTACCATTAAGAACAAGTGATGTACCTGAAGCAGTTTCAGAACCGTCGTCAGCACGAACTACATAAACCGCGTTTGAGTACGAAAGATAATCTGCCGCAGTAAAAAATGTCTCATAGTTTGTGTCTGTTGGTTTACCAAAGCGGTCTACTAGATCATTTTCTGACGTAATCAGAATAGGATCGTTAGTTGGACCCCATTTAAAAATTCCCGCGATTGCTGCTGGTGGAGTTGCAAAGCCAGAAACTGACTGACTTGCGTCCACTTCGCGAACAATAACGGAAGGACTTACGGAAAAAGCCATGTTTTTCTCCTTTATTGAATTAGAAACACGTGTTTAATTTATTATTACTGTTTCTATTTATAAATTTATCGATTTGCTTGAGTGAGCCGTCATAATACAAGACCGTCGTTCTCATAGAAAACGTCACCGTCATCTATAAATCCAAATGGTAACATATCTTCTTCAATTTGCTCGTCTGTTTTTTCTCTTAACTTGATTAATGTGTTTATGTCTGTCATGTCCTTAAAGTATGCTTGCTCTGTCATCCAAGAAAATAACACTAGATTCATAACTAGGTCATCATGAAAACCTGGTTCTGCCTCAAATGAGTTTGCTTTTTTAGAAAACCTACTCAATTCTTGTATAGTATCATAGTCTCTTATGAGTAATTGGTTTTGCTCAACCAGCATTTTAAGCATAGAACACCCAGTACCTTTTACAGTTTTTGTTGTTCTAATACCATTTTCTACGTTTTTACCAAAACCGGCACTAAGTACTTTTCCGCTTCGACCTGAGTTTTGCGTATAAAGTAAATTCTCATAACCATAGTCTATATGCAATACGTCTACAACTTGACCACCAATATCGTTAATTTCAACTAGCAATCCGGCGGTATTGTAAACCATTCCAATTCTATTTAATACAGAAGCAAAATCAATAGGTCCTATGTAATTATCTCTAAAAACAGCAACTTGTCGATAAGGCATTTCCGTAATGTTAAAAACTGTAAACGTTGAATAGTCTAATCCTTTTCCTCTAGCAACGTCAGCAGTAATTACGTATTGTTGATTTTTTTCGGGTCTTTCGTATTGAATTAAACCTTCGCTTTTCATTATAGGTCTATCAGGATAAAGTTCTTTTAACTTTGAACCGCTGATAAGTGTACCAGACGATCCAAGGAATTCGCAACAATATTCTTGATTGAACTTATCTTCGTCATGATCGAGTGATTCAATAGTTTCTTTTTTCCACGCTTCTCCTCTGCCAGGTACATCATACCACATAACTTTAACGAATTGATATCCGTTTGTACCTTCTTCTGCGCCTTTACATGTTTTCCAAAAGTGGTTTAAACCGTTGGGTGTAGAGGTCATCAGAAGCTTTGTAGACTCACCAGACGAAATGGTTGGGTATACAGAGGCAAAGAACTCGTCGTATCCCTCAATGAACGCCACCTCATCCAGATATAGGAAGTTGATAGACTTACCACGGATAGCAGATGATGTAGTAGTACCGGCAAGAACTTTACAGCCATTTTCTAGTTCTATGTTACCTTTGTTCCACTCTGTAATACCTTGTTGTAACCACTTAGGTAAAGCTTCATAAGCTAATTTAATACGTGCTAAAACTTCTCTAGCTGCATCTCCTTTATTAGCAAGAATAGCTACAGTTGCAAATTCATTAAACAAAATATAATGAAGAATAACAGCAACGGCAGTTGTTGTTTTACCAGATTGTCGAGCAGTTAAAACAGCTGCTCTTCTATTATTTGATATTTTTTCAACAATTTCTTTTTGATAGTCATACATATCAAAAGGAATAAGACCTCGGTCTACGTGTACAATTTTAATGTACGTTTTGGCAAAATAAACAGGATCTTTAGAGCACTTAATATACTCTTTTATGAGCTCAGGAGTCCACTCAATTTCTTGATCTACCTTTTTAAGGTGTGAATTGCCTAAGTAACCATCACCCATTAGAATCACCCTTTAGCATTTTTAAAAGATCTGCTGTTGATACGATTAAGTTATTGTTTGTAACATTTGTTTGTGCTGCTTGCTTAGGCCCAAGTAATTCTTCTTTGGCATATTTCTTTTTAGAAGATATGTCAGCATAATCTTTGTTAGCATCAAGCAATGTTTTCATTAAAGTAGAAACAACTTCAAATGCTCGTGGTTGTTCAGATTGCTTTGCAATTTCAAGCATTTCTTCCATAGCTTCTTTACCAATATCAATAACATTTGCAATATTATTGCGAACTGTTTCAATATCTTTTAAGTTTTCATCATCTTCAACAATAATAGCAGGAGGATTTATTTCTTGTTTTGTTGCGAGTTCTGTTGAGGTTCCATTTCGTCCAAGTTCACTAATATCACTTCCGGAATCTCTATGATATGTATTATCCCTCGATCCTTTATTTTCTTCACAGTCATCTTCCCAGTCAGCATCCATTTGCTGTTCCACATTATTACTGGCTTTTCCCTCTTGTGCGTCATCTTGTGCCATCTGTAAAGGTCTTAATCCAAGAGCCATTGCTATTTTATCATCACTCATTATTTTTTATCTCACAAAATTATTTAACGTGTTAATCCCAGGTGCCGCCATTTGCTTGCCAAGCACCGTCTGTGAAGATTAAAGTATCTATATCAATACCGCTAGTATTATAACTGAAAGGATAATGTTCGATAGATGTATATACAAGTCCGTCAATGCGAGCATTTGCAATTATTACAGCAACTGTATTATATGTAGTTCCTGTTTGTCTTACTAGATACATCATTTGTCCTTCAACACCATCTGCTAACGTATAAACACCATTAGTTAGTTTATTAACAACTTTTGTTATATCTAACGCCGTTGGTGTTGGCGCAGTAGCACCAACTGCAGTTGGTGGCAGTAAAAATGTTTCACCGACAGAATGTCCAGTACCACCGCTGTTTACTATAACTGTAGCATTTCCAGATTCATCAAAATTAACTGTGAAGTCTATGTCACCCAATGCTAAACCGCTTGTATTAGCAACCCAAACAGGATTGGGGCTGTTAGTCACTATCACTTCAGTTACTACATCAGAACCGTCAACAGCCGTAATTTCGAACAATACATCATTACCATTAATATCAGCACCAGTTTTAGCAATAGTAGTATAATTACCGGTATAAGCAGTTCTTTGAACTGACGCGTCTGGGAATGTTATATTGCCGTCTGTGCCAAATTCCCAGTTTTGTTCAACAAAATTATTGTTACCTTGATTAGCTTGATCATTATATCGAGTAATAACAAATGTGCCTGTACCACCACCTACACTTATAACATCGCCATTAGTGTAGCCTGTACCAGGATTAGATACAGAAACGCTGGCCAATTGCCCACTTAACCCGTATCCAAAATTCACAGTCATTCCACTGCCAGTACCACCTGTAGTTGTAGATGGTAGTGGATCATCACTAGTGTATCCACTGCCAGCATTTTGTATAGTACAAATATTAAATTGACCGCCTGTTGTTAACGTTAAGCCATCTATATTAACTAATCTGCCAGTTGCGTCAAACTTCCACTGATTTGTGCCAGTGTTCAAAGTTATTGCACCTGGCCCATTTACCGCATCGCCACTTCTTATTATAACATTGCCGCCAACATATGGCCTTGAAGAATTTCCAGCTATTAACTCAATGTCTCCACCTATCGCTCCCCATGTACTACTACCTATATCAGACCCAGCATTACCGGCAGCAATTGTTAAGTTACCTCCGTTGCCAGCATTCCAACCAGTAAAGCCGTCAGTACGAGCATCACCGCCTACTCCAGTAGTGATTGTTAATGGAATACCAGAACCACCAACACTATTGCCAGCAGCATCTCCGCCGTCGATAGTCTTTAAAGTGTTATTTGGGAATATCGTACCACCAGCATTAGTAAATTGCCAATCATTACTATTACCTGTTTCTGGGAATGTGCGTAATGTTATTTCGCCACCACTCATTGCTCGTATTAATACGTAGCCGCCTAGACCGTACGTTTGTGTTTCGCCACTTTCAATATTGATCCATCCGCCGTCACTAGTACCAGAATCACCTGCTTGGAAGTTTAGGTAACCGCCGGTGCCCGAGCCAATGCCTCGACCGGCACGAATCTTAATATCTCCGCCGTTACCATTAGCATCTCCACCAGGGCCTGCCCACAAGTAAACGTCACCACCTTCGCCAGCGGTGTTTGCATAACCTGCAGCGCCTTGAATGATAACGCGTTCAGCGTTAATAGCGCTTTCTGTTGATTCTGGTCCAAATATAATTGCTTGTTGCGCTGAATCACCAAACTTTAATGTTTGTCCAGTGCCACTTGGGTTAGCATTATCATTAATAGGAACTGTTAGCGTTGGGAATGTCATAGCACCATCTGTACCAAACCTCCACACATGCTGATCGCCCTCATCGTTATCATTGGTACCAATCTCTACACCGTATCCATATCCGGGTACAGGGCCATAATCTGGCCCACGCTGTAACACATAGTTATAATCATCGCCAAAATACAAGTCTTGAGAATCACCGGCAGCTCGCATAATATGGAAGTGTGATGGACCACCTGGTTCTGGCAATGCGCCAAACTCCAAACTGCCGCGGCTTGTTGACATTGTAACAACGCCGTCAGTATCTATTCTAACAGAATATTGTCCATTATAAATGCTGTTTCCAGTATCTCCTGAATTATATAATGTTCCAAGCAAGAAATTAGAACCATCTGTAATTGGCGAGACTGTACTAGTATTAACGTTGTTTGCGTTGTTTGCGTCAGTTTTATTAGCATTAACTACTGTAATATCGCTGGCTGCATTATCTAGAAATCCGCTAAATGTGGCTGATCTGATATCCCAATCGCCTGCTGCAAATTGGTCTCCTGTTGCAGAAATTTGTACAACAGCAGCATGCGGCATTTGGCCTGCATCTCCGAAGCCACCACTAAGTGCGACATAATCTTGTTTAACTGCTATAGTGCTGCCAGAACCTTCACTAAAAAACATGCCGCCTGCAAATGACCAAGTAGTAACATTGTCTATTAATCTTTGCCATTCTACTGTGCCGTCAAAACCGTATTTTGCTGCAACCCACACATAGCTGTCTGGAAAATTATTTGGGTTGGCTGTGACTCCAGACAGATACAATTTATCGTCTGGACCAACCACTATGCTAACTCCAAATGAGTCACAATTGCCTGCAACTCGTCTGCTCCATTGTTTAACACCTTCACTATTAAGTTTTAGTATGCTTATAGCGCTAGTTGTGCCTCCGTCAAAACTATATTGATAACTACCAGTCACATAGATATTGCCCGTGCTGTCAATGTCTGCATCTGCGCCTCTGCAGTCAAACCCAGCATCAAACAGTATAGCTTTTTGCCACTGTATAGCGCCAGAACTATTATACTTAACAACAAGCATATGATTTTCTGTATCACTAGCTTCACCTAATTGATCCATGTAACCAATTGCTACTATTTCACCATTAGGTCCAACAGCCATTCCATATGCTTCTTCATCGCCCTGTCCATTCAGACTTCTTGTCCAGTCAATACTGCCATTTGCCGCGTTGACTTTTGTAGTAGCAACATAGCTATCAGTACTATTAGATGCATAACCTACCATAACTGGGTTACCGTCTGAAGCTACATCAACTACTGAGCTAGTACTTTGATATCCAAAATCGTATTCTTTGCTCCATTCCAAGCTGCCATCTAAACTATCAATTTTAGTTAAAGTAGATACACTATATCCATTTGCTTCTGGAATTGTTTTGCCTGCTATGTATATTGAATTGCTGATATTATCTACTGCAAGACCCCACCCGTCTGTGTTAAAATCTGACAGAAATCTTGCTGACCACATCTTAGTACCACTGCTAGTGTACTTACCTACTGAATAATAGCTTGAATAATTAATCTCGCTTATATGACTGAATAAAGCAATAATATTGCCGTCAGAATCATATTCTACGCTAGATGCTAAAGCCGGCACATCATCAGGTGCGCCGTTTGCAGACTCGAATGTTTGCACCCAAACATTTGGATCTCCTGGTCCAGCCAATACGCTAATACCATCGCTATTTAAGATGTCACCACCTACTGGTAGTACTATATTTCCACCAGAATTAAATGTCCATTCTTTGTTATAATCGTTTGTGTAAATGCGTATTTCATCGTTAGCACTAAGTTCCATATCATCACCAAGTGCTTCAATGAAAATATCGTCTGCTGCAGTAAGATTTATGTCAGCATCCTGACTTCCTGTTCTAGTAGTTTCAATAGTAAAATCTTTATTAGACAGAGCTAACTTTGTAGACCCTGTATTATTAGTTACTACAATATCTTCTAAATTAGCAGTGCCACCTCCACCGCCTAATAGTCCTTCAGTATCAGTTAGTTGACTTACATCAGTTGGAATATCAGATTCTTTTGCTAAAGGAGTACCGCCATTAGTAGCACCATCCATTACAACTACTGTATTTTTGGTTGTGTCAATTAAAATTTCACCAACAGATCCGCGCTCGTTTTGCAGACCAGTAGTCGTATTTCTTCTGTGTTGTAGAATTTGTGCCATTTAAGTTGTTCCTATAAACGTTTAATTTATTTATGTTTGTGGTAAGTTTAAATCATCTATAGCGTATCCGCTTTCAAGATCAATGATAACATTGTTAGATGTTGAACTTAAATCTGTATTGCTGTATACAATGTCAAGCACAAATGGTTGATTTGCTCCATTTGGATTTACGTAATCTGTATTTGCAACCCAGTTATCATCAAATTCGATATCAGACCATCCAATTGAATTATTAGCAAGAATAACTGGATATACGTTAACATCTTCTTCAAGCGGTGCATTTGCTAAAGTGCTTGCCGCAAAGCCTGCATCAACAAATTTAATAACCTTTTTAGTTTTCTCAGGCCCAAAAAAGTAACCCTTTAAAGTAAAATTTAAAGTGTATAAAATTGTTTGTCTTTCAATGTAATCACCTTCGTAAAGATCTTCTGTAGTAACACTATTTAAAATAATAGGAAGATCAAAAGAATCAAGATCAGGTATAAGAAACGCACTAACAGTCCAATCTGGCGTAAAGAATGGAAGAATTTGCTCTAATATCTTAGTTGCATCTTCCGAATACTTAGTCATAATATATAACGAAAAATCTAGGTTATATGGTGTAGCAGCATAAACAAAGTTTCTTGCAGAGTTTGTTTCTGCTTTTGATTCTTTGCGCATCTTAAGAGACGAAGCAAGTTTTCTTTGAGAATCGTATTGCATGTTTGTAATTTCAAACGACATGCGAGGTAACGAAATAGCATCAGCAGCTCTTGTACCATTTATTAAATCTGGCTCTTGCACTAATTTTGAAAGTACTTTTTGGAACGGAGCATAAGATAACGGCACAATCATAGTTTGCACTAAGTTGCCTGCGTTGTCTTTTCTTTCAATTTTAATTTGATTGAAAATAGTGCCAAATAATGCTACATATTTTTTAGTAGTTGCATTATAAAAATAGTTTGCTATAGCCATTTATCGATCCTGAATA